GTCCGCGCGGCTCCACAAATCCCATTCACCGACGGACATTCCGACGTCCTTCGCAATCATGCCGATTTGGCACCACTCCTCATAAGAGCACTCGGAAGCTGGAAGCAGGTCCATGACCTGTCTGATGGTCTCTAGTTCGGTCATGGTCTGTAGCTCCTTGTGCTGATGTCACGCGGGACGCGCCAGCCGTTGGCGGCGATGCGGTCGATGAGTTTTTTTGCCGCATCGAACTGCCATTGGCCGACGTTCTCGAAGCCGAACCGCTCAAGGCACCGTATCTGCTTCGGCGTCGTGAGGTTTTCCGCCCGTCGCTTGACGATGGTGTCCAGGATTCTTGAGGCATGGCCCGCGCAAGTGATTTCGTCCGGGAAGATGCCCGCATGTTCCAATGCCTTCAGCTGCGCGTCAGACGGCGGCGCCAGCTGCCAAAGCTGGCTTTCGTCAGGCACGAACTCCGACATGGAGTTGTCAATGGACATCTCGAACTGGAGCGGATCCACCAGCTGGCGCTTGCGGTGCCTCTGCTCCTCCAACATCTTCCGCAGCGTCTCCTCCCGCTCTTCGCGGGCGTTGCTCTCGGCCTTCTCCTCCAGCTCAAGCAAATCCACTTCGGCGCTTTTGCTCTCCTCGGCCATGATCTCCGAAATGCGCTCCTGCAATTCGGGATTCCTGCACACCAGATGCGCTGGTCTCACAAGGTCGTGCCGTTCGCTGTGCCATAGAAAATCCAGAAGCAGCAGATCTTTCTTCCCAGGGGAAAGGCGGGTCCCGCGGCCGACCATCTGCGCGTAAAGCACGCGGACTTTCGTCGGTCGAAGAACGCAAACACAATCGGCGCTCGGCTCGTCCCATCCCTCCGTCAGGAGCATGGAGTTGCAAAGGACGCTTCCCGGCCCAGCGTTATGGAACCACTGGAGGATTTCAGCGCGGTCCTCGCTCTCGCCGTTGACTTCCCGCGCATCAAGGCCGTTGGCGATGCAGAGGTCGCGGAAATGCTGAGAGGTCGCAATCAGCGGCAAAAAAGCCACGGTCTTTCGGTTATGGGCGTTCGCAGCCATTTGGCGGGCAATATCCGCCAAATACGGCTCAATTGCGCTGGCGCAATCGTTGAGGGTATAGTCACCGTTTGACGCGGCTCGGGAGACGGTCAGGTCAATCGGAAGCGTCAACGCATGGATGGGGCAAAGCCACCCTTCACGAATGGCGGTCGGCAACGTCATCTCATACGCGACCATCTGATAGACGCTGCCGAGGTTCTGCTTGTCGCCTCGGTCGGCGGTCGCCGTGACGCCAAGCACTTTCGCTTCTGGAAAGTGCCCGAGAAGGCGCATGTAGCTGGAAGCCAGCGTGTGGTGCGCTTCGTCGATGATGATATGTGAGAAATCGGTCGGCGAGAACTTCGCCAGGCGCTTCTCGTTGAACGACTGGACGCTCCCTACAACCGCGTTGCACCAGCTTCCGACGGTTGTCGATTCCGCTTTCTCAAGCTCCGGGCGGATGCCCGTGATGCTCTCGAACTTATCGGCGGCCTGTTCGAGCAGCTCCGCGCGATGGGCGATGATGAGCAGGCGCCCGCCAGTCTCAAGGACCTTTTTTCCAATCGAACAGAACACCACGGTCTTGCCTGTTCCTGTCGGCAGGACGAGCAGCGTCTTTTGGACGCCTTCGCCCCATGACTCCATCACTCGGTTCACTGCGTTTGTCTGGTATGGTCTCAGGTTCATTAATCGGATCCCTCGGTTCGTCTCTGTTAATCACCCAACATTGGTCGCAGACCCATGTCAGGCAGCACGGAAGATAGAGGCGGCCTTCGGCGCGTCCGCATATCTCGCAGACGTCGCCTCGGGCACGCCGTTGCTCAGGCGTCGGCCACATCGCCTAGAACGGGTCCATCTCTGCGGGCGAGTTGACCACTGGCTGCGCTTTCGCTGAAGGCTCAAGCCATTCGTCGGACGAGTTGGCGAAATACTCCTTGTCGTCCCTCTTCCAGGTGCGAGTCTTGACTTTGCAAAGCCCCTCGGCCCCGCGCACCTTGTTCCATTCGGGAACAAATGGCTGACCAGAAACGACGTTGCAGCCGATGGAGCGGAAGAACTGGCGGACCTTGTAGTTGGTCTGCGGGTGAAGCGTCAGGATGCCGTCGCCTTCGCCCTCGTCACCGTTGTCGTTCCAGAAGCGAAGCGTCAACTCGACGCGCTTCGCGCCGTGGAGCTTCTTGGCGCTGTCCGGCCAGACGCTGCGCGTCATGTCCGTCACCTTGAAGTGATAGGTGCCCTCGGGAAGCGGCTTGTATTCCGGCGGCGGTGTGTCGGGGATGGCGTCCTCATAGTCCTGCGAAACGAAGTTCTGGTTGTACTGTGTCATTTCTTTGCTCCTTCTTTGAGTTTCTTCATGTTGTTGGAAACGGCGGCCCATCCGCCGAGGATTCTCTTCAGGTCGGATTCGGAGAAGTTTTCAAGTGGCGTTCCAGCTGGACGCATCTTGAAGGCGACTGTGACACGCTCAAGGTCCCCGCGCGTCATGCCCTCCAATGTCAGGGCGTCGTCAATCTTCTGGATGAGTTCAAACTGGCCAGTGAATTGCTCGACGACCTTGCTGATCGGCGCGTTCTCGTTGTTGCATCCGGCGTTGTTCGCCAGCTGCTCGTCGATGGGGACGGGCTCCTGCGTCACCTCAGGCGCTGGCGGCTGCTCCGCTGGCTTTGGCTCTGGCTTTGGTTCCGCTTTCGGCGCTGGATTTGGTTCAGCTTTCGGCGCCGGAGTCGGCTGCGTCTGCGGATAAATGGCGTCCAGCAGAGTCTTGACGCCGTTGTCATCAAGGTTCATGACAGAAGGAAGCTCCGCGCGGCTCTTCGCATCGTACAGCGGCGTGTGCTGCGTGTACATCTTTCGGGCGCCGCCCGTCGCACGGTTCTTGCCGTCCTTGTCCTTAACGGTGGAGATGTCATATTTGAGGAAAATCAAGAAGTCAGGCCATTCCTTCAGTATGGCGGCAGTCCTCTTCTGAAGCTTCATCTCGTAATGGTCATAGCTTCCGGAATTCTCGGGAAGATCGATCTTGCGCTGATTCTGATGGGCGAGGAAAACGACTCCCATCCCAGTCCTTGACTGAAGGAGACCGATTCCGTCAAGCAGCCTGCGCCATTTCTCCTCAAGGAGGAGATAGCCTCTTGCATAGCCGAAATCGTCAAGCGACGGCTTGTTGTTTTCTCGGCAGACGGCGTCAATGATCAGGCCGTCCAGCTTGTCGGCGGTGTCAATGACAAGGGTCTGATAGTCTCCATGGTCACGGCAGAGGTCGTTCAGGACGGCCTTCACCAATGCATAGTCCGGCTGGATGTCGATGCGGTCAACGTCAATGCGGCTGGTGCCGCCTTCCAGGTCGAGAAATAGCGGCTTTGGAAACTTGCTTGCCAACGTGCTCTTTCCAATTCCCTCGACGCCGTACACGACGACTTTGGCGGGGGCTGGTCTGATTCCTTTGATGATGTTCATGATGCTTCCTTTGGGTTAATGGTTGAAATGTTGCCGCCCACGGCAATTGGGGGTTTCACAGCAGAGGGGCGGCGGGTGCTGTGCCATAGGAGCATCAGGAGTGTCTGATTTACCGATGAAGGTCATCGGCGGCGGAGGACCTCCTGATACCCGGCATTGCCAGCAACCGGGTCGACATGCACCTCCGCCTTTAATTCTGGAAATGCTTGCGGATGGTCTCCGCATCCTCCTGGCTGAAGACCCTGACGCGGCGCTTCTTGTCGATGATGCCAAGACCGTGGCGATAGGAATAGCATTGGACGATGTTCGTCTTCTTGCCGATTTCCCTGGCCAGCTCTGCCGTCGTCAGAAACTTTGGACGCGGCGTGCTCTTGCCCGCTTTGGGAGCGGCTGGCTTGGCGACCTTGTGCTCGTGCCTCCCGCATTTGCAGGTTGTCACGATGGCTTTGCCGTTCTTGCACTTGCAGACATGATGGGTGTGCTTCTCGTTCATGCGGTTGCTGATGTTGAAGGAGAAGCCAAGGCATGCTCCGTAGATGAGTTCCCGGTCGCGGTCGGTGAGTTCCGCGTCCTCTGCGAGGGCCTTGTCAAGGTCAGCGAGTTCTTCTTTCAAGATTTTGTTGATGTCCATGTTGTTTCTCCTTTGATTGTTAGAACGATTCCAACTCAATGTCCGTCGCCGCCTCGGCGGGGGCGACGTTCGCTTTTTCGTCCTCCGTGACGGCGGCCATGCCGTCCTCGATGATGATGGTGCATTCCTCACCCGTCGAAACTCGGGTGGCGATTGCCTGAAGCCCCTCGGCCTCCAGCCACGAGCCGAAGTCCTTCAGCTGGTCTGCGTCGAACTTCTCCATCTGGTCCAGCAGGACAAAGCCGCATTCGGGCTTTAACTTGTGACAGATGGCGACGGAGACACGCACCTGCTCCATGCTGCTCATGCAGTCCCACTTCTGCCCCCTGAAAACAAGCTCGCCGTCAGTGACGGTCAGGCCGTCCAGCGGCATGTCAGCGCTCTTCAACAAGGCAGCACGGCGTTCACGGATTTCCTCCACTTTGCGCGTCAAGACGTCCGCCAATTCCTTTGCCTCCCGAGCAACGTCCATCGCGGCCATCTTGTCATTGTTCGGGAGGCAAAGGA